GTTTTAAATTCCGTAGGAACATCTACTGGCACTAACCCCGACTTACTTGAGGCTGGTCAACACCAAGGAATTGACACAATTAGCCAGAGTTTGCGCAATGCCAATTTGCAGGTTCGTTCCGATCCTTCTATCCCTGTGGTGAGTACCGGACCATGGAATCAAACAACAATTGAAGCGACCAACGCTCAAGTTCCATTCAACATTGGAAGTTAAACATAATTTTTAATTATTATAATATGACCATATTATAATAACATGACCATAACCACTCATGTTTTCCCAAACGGATTTAAGTTAATACATGAAAGATCAAAAGGGCATTCAGTTTCCAGCATAAACGTTTTTTGCGATGTTGGTTCCATATACGAGCCATCTAATTTAAGAGGTGCTTCGCACTTTGTTGAACATATGTGTTTTAAAGGAACTACCCGAGTTCCTTTACCAAATGATATTTTCTTGACATACGACAGGATTGGTGCATATTTAAATGCGTACACCGAGAAGAGATTCACTTGTTATACAGTAAAATGCGACAACGATTATTTAGAAAACATAATTGAAATGATTTCGGATATGATGTTAAATTCTACATTTAATCGGAAAGAGTACAATAAAGAGGAAAATGTGGTCATAGAAGAGAACGTGAAATCAGAGGATAGTGCACAAAACATTCTATTTGATAATATGACCACTATGATATACAAAGGCAGTTCATTTGAGAATAATGTAGACATGTTAAAATATCACAATACTCGTTTTAATTACGACGAAGTAGTTGAATATTACAAACTGTTTTACAAACCAAGCAAAATGGTATTTAGTATAACAACGTCAGTTCCGTTTTCTCAAATAAAACGAGCATTGATTATGAGTGATTATGTCAAAAGGGTAGGTAGTACAGATGAGATTCCGTCAAAATATATGATTACTCCGTGTATAACTCAACAAACAGATATGAATTTGTGTATGACAAAGAAGAATGGTTCAAATACAACTCATCTTGGTATAGCATTTCGCGTAGACTCAACTGATAAATATAAGATAAATTTGCTGACTACAATATTGAGTGGACCTATGAGTTCTAGATTATTTCGCATATTAAGAGAGAAACACGGGTTAACATATTCATCTAGAATATATACAAATTATCATAAAATATACGGTGACTTTACTATATATACGGAAACCGAACATTCGAATATGATGAAAAGTAACAAAAGCAAAGGCGTTCTTCCACTCATTATAGAAGTTTTAAATGACATATTATTAAACGGCATAACAAAGGATGAACTCGAAACCGCAAAAAAATATATTAAAGGAACTATGAAAATCGGTTCTGAAGACATTGACAATCTAACTTCACACAATGGTGAGAGTTTCTTAATTCATCCGTCTGAAAATGTGATTTCATACGTTAAATTGTATGATGCACACTACAAGAATATAACAATGGTAGATTTGAATGAAGTGATATCGAAATACATACGCTTTAATACCATGAGTGTATCTATGGTAGGAACACACCTTCCGACTAAAAAATCTGTATTAGATTGTTGTATAAAATTAAACGCAAGGTCATAAATAATGGTATATATAAATATAGATTATTACTATATAGATGAATAAACAAGATTGTTTAGGTTGTATCCTTATATTTTTCATAGTAGGTGTATCAGGTTATATGTATACAGAAAGTAGTGATTTCAAATTAAAATGCATTGTATCGAACAAAGATGGAAATAAATATTGTGTTAGAGAGCGTTCGAAACTAAAGGAAGCAGCAGATCTATTGGCCACTGTAACTTCAAAATGCAAACAGCTAGTATCATTTGTTAAAGATAAACATCCTACAAATGAGGGGGTTAAACGGCTTGTAGCGGGTTACAATCCAGCAAAAATTATGGAAACGCTCCCGACAAGTAAATATACGGCTTATAGTGAGAATAAAGGAGAGAAACTTGCGTTCTGCCTTAATGTTAAAAACAAGAATTCGGATAACCTCATAGACGAACATACCCTTATTTTCGTGGCGATTCACGAACTGTCACATGTTATGACCAAGTCGATTGGACATAAAACAGAATTCTGGGACAATTTTAAATTCCTATTAACTAACGCAAAAGAGGCTGGGATACACAGTCCGCGTGATTATAAGAAAGAACCTACTGAATATTGTAGCATGAAAATTACAGACAATCCGTATTATGATGCTTAATTGTATATTGTATGACATTATTATTGAGTCAAACAATATAAACAGTGAGCGTGATATAATAACAATATGGTAAAGATTGCTGCTGAATACATATGGATTGGTGGAAATGGTGACGATATACGTTCGAAATGTCGAACGCTGGACATTGAACATCCAGTATCTATTGATGATTTGCCTATCTGGAACTATGACGGTTCAAGCACAAATCAGGCGAGTGGTGATGACTCGGAGGTAATGTTACATCCTGTTGCATTTTACAAAGACCCATGGAGATGGGATGGTTGTATTCTCGTTATGTGCGAGACTATATTGCCAAATGGAACTCCAGCAAAACACAACAATTGTCATGCAGCACGCAAAATCTTCGATAAGTTAGAGGTTACAATCGAAGATACGTGGTTCGGTATCGAACAGGAATATACATTATTTGAGAGAGACGGAATAACGCCGCTTGGATGGCCAACAAATGGATTTCCATCACCACAAGGTCCATATTATTGTGGCGTTGGTTATGACAAAGCAGTAGGTCGTAAGATATCAGAAGAGCACTATGTAGCATGTATGAAAGCTGGACTACAGATAGCAGGGACGAATGCCGAGGTGATGAAAGGACAATGGGAATACCAAATTGGACCTTCAGTTGGTCTGTCGTCGGGGCATCAGGTGTGGATGTCAAGATACTTGATGTTGCGTGTTTGTGAACAGAACCAGGTCCACGTGTCATTTGACCCAAAACCAGTTGATTCACAAGATTGGAATGGTGCTGGTTGTCATACAAATTATAGTACAAAATCGATGCGGGACGGTTGTAAAGGAAGCATTGAGCGTGCGTTAATCGGACTTAGGTCTACGCATGCAAGATTAATGGCATTATATGGCGATGGCAATTGTCGTCGCATGACTGGACTACTAGAGACGTCAAGCTTGACCAAATTCTCTTATGGAGTTGCTAATCGAGGTTGTTCTGTTAGAATTCCAAGAGACACTGCTATAAATAAGCGTGGGTACATTGAAGACCGTCGCCCAGCCAGCAATATGGACCCATATATTGTCACATCAAATATTGTTCAAGTAACAATTGTAGAGGACAATGTGATACCGGATTTTGAACTCGACGAAGATACTTATTTTAGTTCATCATAACAATATTTAGCTTTTCTTGTATTATATTCATTTAATACAAGAAAGATAATAGGCATATATAATATAATTAATCATATGAACTCTTACGAGATCCATTTAATTAATGGGAATGATTTGGGAAAACCTAAAAAAATATATACGTTTGATGAAAACACAAAACGTAATGCTAAAAATGTAATCAATTCTAAGCATACGATTCATCCAGATGACTCCATAAGAGACTTGAAATATAAGTTGGTGAAAGAAATGGGCAGAACGACAATTTCAAATGACGAAATATATTTATTTTATGAAACAAACAATTTTTTCGATATAAATAAAGCATTCGGACAAATGACAGACCCTGTTAAAAATGAAATTGCCGAGGGAACTGATATACTTGTTAAAAAGAATTTTCCGGATAATTTCTTGTCTGGTTCTGGTAGCAGAACTAGTCCATCTGACAATTATGACCTCGATGTAGCTCGTTTCTTAGAACGCGTAAATTATTATAAAATGTTAGGACATTCACATCGCGACAAACACGATTATTTATTTGTAGTAAATCCGTATAAATTAGAAGAAATAAACGTAGACAATGATGATGTGCTTTTACAATCACAAGACGGAACGCGTCTAATAGGTGCAACATTTAATAGAAATGCGAATAATGTGAATGTTGTATATGCCACAACAGCCGAGGATTTATTAAAATTTGCTCTAGACAATGGGCTCGATGAAAAATCGATTATAAAAACGTACTTTCCGCAATTATACGAACGTAGCAATAAGATTGCCTCTCTGTCGGAACTTCTTGAAAATAGAATTAATTTGTCAAATGAAAACCCAGCAGATGATGACAAATTGTGGGATTACTTTGCTGCTGTTGATCTTCTTTCTAAAAATGGGTCGTCAACTACAGATATGTCACATGGCATTAAATCATTTAAAATAAGTTTAACAAGCGAATTCGATTCCATGTTTCCTATGGATGCTATCTTCAAGAATTTACACGCAGATAACGAGATAAACATGATAAAATATAACCCCGGGTTTAGGCGTGAGAACATATATAGACTATTTTGTAATGAAATGGACGATAGAGGAAATATAATTCCATCTATGAAAACGCGTGACATTACATCAAATGTAAAAAGTCTTGCCAAAACTAGCGGTGAAATCGCAATGTATGTAAAGTCCGAAAATGACGATTATTTCACAACCCTTGTAATGACATTTGATAAAATGGGAAAAATGTCAGTGTATGGGACAACAAAAACACAAGTATCAGAAAGCGAACTCGAAGATAAGTTGAAAATGGCACTCAACCCGAGAATCCACAATTTAAATGGATACTTGGAATTAACTGGTTACAAGGTAAACGAGTTTGAATCATTTAACGACAAACATGTAAGCATTGAAGAATTGCAACTTGAGTGTATTGTTCAAACAACAAAAAAGGTAAAAGACATAATTGAAAATAGTTGCATGAAAGTGTTCTTTGCAGTAGACATGCCCGATGCAGATGGGTCATTGGATATGAAAATGAGATATAAGCGCGTTGATAATTACCGCGAACCAGGTGTATATGAATACATTCTACTGCAGGTAGAAAAGGGCATTGAAGAGTTGAATGTTATATTGGACATTAAGGATAGATACAAATTATCTATGGAAGACGCAACCTATAAATTTTTTGAGGCCGGGCAAGATGACGACAATGACATAGCAAAACACCGAAAGAATAATGGGTTCTCTACATTATTGTATAAGAGCGATAGAAACATCACATTTGACATTAAAGGTATACCTTCGTTCGAATGTGTTGATTTAGTCATTGACCGTGTCGAACGACTGATTCAACATGTAAAAAAGAAGAACGAACCTTTGAAAAAAATATGTGATAGTTTGAATGATTATAAACAGGAAGAAATTATTGAACCCATTGTCGAAGAAAGAACTCGCATAGACGATGTAAAAATAAATTATGATGAAAAATCGGATTATACTGGGTTTTTGTCTGGTCTTCATAAAACTGGAAAAACTAAGGTAGATGAAGACATTGCCAAAATTATCGAAAATAACAATAATAATATGATAGGGTTTGCTGATGATGATGATGAAGAGGAAGAGGATGATGGCTTCTTTGGCGACAGCGATGAAGAAGAAGACGAAGAAGACGAAGATGTAACTGGTGGAGCAAAAAATGACAAGATTAGATGCCAAGGTGTTCTCGTTCCACGGTCAATAGATGGAACTCAAAAGGATGAAATTGTTAAAAAATTTGAAAATAAAAAAATATACGGCTTGAAAAATTCAAAAGGGGAAATTAAGAACGGAATTAAGATAATAGAAGATACAACTAATAAAGGAAAATGGCATTTGTGTTCACGATATTGGGATCTTACAGAACATACAGAACTTACAGAAGAGGAAGTATTGAATAAAACAAAGTTAACTACTGAAATGCTATACAAGGAATTAAAGAATGTTAAAAAGTTTAAAAAGGACTATGATATTAAATTCAATTATGACAGTGCAAAACATACATCTATAAATGAATACACTCATCTTATACCTTATTATAAAGGCGAGAGAACACGTGATGGTGAACGTGAAGGAGAATTACCTTGTTGTGGAACGAAGTATAAACAACCATCAAAAAACAAAAAAGACACATTAATAAACAAGAAGATGAAGAGTAAATACATAACGTATAAACGAAACCTGACATACGGTCAATGGGGATTCATGAGTACAGAGTTGGAACACCTGTTTCATATAGACATAAATGAAGTATCGGATGCTGGTGGAATAAACAAGGATACAAAAACGTTATTGAGACGGGGTGTAATGTTTGTTAAAAATCAATCATTCATATCATGCTTATTCGAGGTATATAATGATTTACACCCAAAAACGAAAACTATAAGGGATTTCAAAAATACAATATGCGAACGCATAACAGTAGATAATTATATGTTTTTTAACAATGGTTCGTTATATCCATCATTTTTACCAGATGGAAATATAGATGAGCTATTCGATAAGTTGAGCAATAAGATACATGAACATTCTAGTTTATTCGAAGACATTATTAATATAAATGATGCTGAATACAAAATGACAGATGTCAATACGATGACTGCTCTAAAGAATAATTTATCAATATTCCATAAATCAGTTATTATATCTATGTATAATTTCAAGGATTACATAACCAACGACGACACTATAATTGATCATAAATTTTTAATCGACGTTTTAACCAAACGAGATGACTATGGTATTGCGATACTAGACGTAAATATTGTTATATTTGAACATAATCACAATAACGCAATGGATATAAAAGTTCCACTGACAAACGGAAATCCAAATAACGAAGATAGAAAGACTATGCTTATTTTCAAGGATACAACAGAATATGTACCTTTATTTTTATATGACAACAACAAGGCAAAAATGTTATTCGATTCAAAAGCAACAGAATCAGAAAATGAGGATGACAAGTGGCATGAAGATAAAATAAGCAATGTAATAAGTGATATATTTAAGTTTGTAAAAGATGAATCAGATACATTTTCAACAAATGAACAAAATGCGAAAATAGACAAGGGTTATACATACCCCATTAAAATAGAAAATATAATTTCTCATTTAAGAAATACAAATTACTCGATTGACCATCAAATTGTTAATCACAGTTTTATTGTAGTTGGTCTTGTAATAAAGAATGTCGAGAGTGACTTATTGTTTTACATACCTTGTCAAAATGAACCACCTGTTATGATAAATGATGAAATATTGATAGACCACGTAGATGGGATTACTGAGTATTATAATTCATTTGAAGAAACTCAGTCTATATATAAGAATTTCAAGAATGATACAAAGATAAATATAGTATTAAAAAAACCCCTTTACATGGAGAACGCAGACGGAGACAATGAAGTCAGAGGATTTTTAACCAATACTTACCAATATGTTAAAATAAATTCCCCCTTTCCATACGATTCAATGGATTTAAGTGACAGAACTAATTCTACGCGCATAGATGAGTATTTATCTGCAGACATTATTTCCTCTCTTCCCAACAAACCAGATGATACGCGATTACGCAATTCTATAAATATCCAATTGGAAACCAATTATTATAACGTGTTTCGAACTGTATTACGTGACGAATGTTCAGATACAAGCAATCGTGCTTTTGTTAACAAATTAAAGGTATTTCTAACCGACTACAACAGTGAACAAGATATCAGTGTAAAAAAAACGATTAAAACGAAGGTTGAAAATGAAATACGGACCAAAATCTCAGGTCATTTTACATTCAAACGAGAGGATTATGAAAAACCTCGCACTACAATTATTAATAGGGGGCAGAAAAATAAAGAAGGCAAATACGACAAAATAACAATCCCGAAGCAAAATCTAATGAATAATGAGTTAAATAATGAGATTTTTTACTATAAAAAAATAACAGATGAAATTATTCGTTATCCTCATGTTAGGAACTTCTTGCTCGAACCTCAACATTATTTGAATTTAACAGAAGATGTATTTAAAATAAACGACGATGAATTGCTGTTATTAGAATCAGTGTTGTTAGCCAGTAACTTTGTAAATACAAATGTTAAGATAGGGTCTTTGAAAATACCATTTAGCATGGCTGAACCACAACAAATATAAAAAATAGAATGAATATAAATGATAATTTCATATTTACCATATAGCATGTTTCATAGAACGTTTTCCACATTGTCAAAGAATCGAATGTTAAAGATAAAAGATTGCGATGTATTCAGAAAGTCTATATTATATAATATAGACTTTAAAGTTTGTGATAACTCCAACGCAATGGACGCAGCTGTAAGATTTGCAATATTTAAATTGGGGACATTGGCTGTTGTCGATAAAGATGAAAATGTTACAGGAATGTTTTCAGAGAGAAGCCTTATACAAAATATATCAAAATGGCAATATGGGTTGTCAACCGCAAATGTTAGTGACATGTGTTTTCAACTAGATCACAAATCAGTTGTAAATATTAACAACACGATCGGTGAATGTTACGACATTGCCATTGATACTAACAGCAGGGATTTGCTTGTAGTTGACGATAATGATAAAAAATATATAGGGATTATTGAATTGAAGCGCATTAACCATGTCATTCATTATGGAATGTCATTTAAACATTGATGTTTATAGTGTTATTAGAATCCCATATTGTAATCGTCGTCCGAATCATTACATTCATTTTTAACATCTGTTTTCTTAACATTTGTGATATTATTGCGTATAGTTATATTATTTTTTGTACATATACCCTCGTCTAGTGTCACACCAAACATGTCGTCTACGTTTGCTTTGCGCTCTAGTTCAGCATTATCTAGTTTCTGCATCTCGTTGATATCAAGAACTATGTTGAAAGCGCCTGTTCCGAAGTTACCGAATTGACCACACATTACACTTGCGGATACGCCTCTCATACAATCTAATTCAGCATGCCTGGCAGCATCGAGTAACACCTCGGTGTGAACCTCAAACGATGCCTTGGCAATTGGACCGATGTCATCATTCAGAATGCCTGACCTAAATATGGGAATCATTTCAGGAGTAATTGTCATTCTATCACACAGAAGGGATAGATGGTGATAATTAATATAAGCATCACTGAACTCCATCACTTCTGTAATCTCATTGAACAACATCTGACGAGCCGCCTCAATTCCTAGAATTTGATGAACCTCTCTAATATCATTACTTACTGTGCGATTGGTATCGATGAAATCAAGAGCGAGTGCTGCCATTAAATTTGTGCCCGTTGTATCTAGCACCCAAATGTCATTTCTCACATAAATTCCATCCTTTATCGATACTGTGTTTTGTAACTTTCTAGGAGATACCTTATCTATGTTTTTAATGCCACGCAATACGATTGTGTTGAGTATGTTATCCTGTGTGGTTTTCAACAGGTGGATTTCGTTAGACTGGTCAAGTGAAACAGGGGTCTTCCTCTTCTTGCTCGATTCAGCAAACGGTCTAATCCTGAAAACCAGATTTCCATCGTTATAGTCCGAGTAGATACAATTGACATTCTCACCGTATGAACTATTCTTAATGGCAAAGTGAATGTCATCCATTGTGATGTTCTTCTCTAACATCATTTCGGAGTCCATCTCCAGTCGAATTACCCACTTGGATTGCGTTTTTTCATCTACTGCCTCGCCGTCTACACATTCATCCATCATCGTTTCGAACTCGTAAAACTGCTCGAGCAATGCCTTGTCCTTCTCGATGAATGTAGCACGAGAATTGGGGTCGAAACATATCTGTGCTCGTTCTACCAAATCCAATAGCTTGGTGTATTCAATCATATTCGCATACTTAATCGCCTTGTCCTGAATCTTCTCATCTTGCTTCTTCAAGTGGATTGTGAGAGAAGGATGCTTCGGATTTCTAGTGAGGCGAAGTAATTCCTCAATGCGTGCTACTCCTCTTGTAACATTCGATTTACTGGCTACACCAGCCAAGTGAAATGTATTCAATGTCATCTGTGTGGTAGGCTCTCCAATACTCTGTCCACCAATTACGCCAACCATTTCACCGGGATGAACAATAGACTGTTTGTATTTGAGATATATGGTCTCAAGAAGCAAGATGATACCCTTCCTATGGTAACGCTTGTTTACAATAAGGTCTTTTGGGTTGAGGCAATATCTATACAGAGTTTCAAACAACTTTCCTGGCTTGGCTGTATGAATCGTATTAAGCTTTTCGAAATACTCGTCGACCAAGTTAAAGCACTCCATCGGTGTAATATCAGTGATTGAATTGGCATTAAGTGACAATTGTCCTTGGATGTTGTTGATGGTGTTTACGAATGAAACCGGCATCCTTAGCATGTTATCGTCAGTCCCACCGAATACAGATTTTATTATCTCGCCACGCCTGATAATCAATAAGTCAATCTCAGCCTGACATTTCTCCTTTGTCTCTCTTCGCTGTTTCTTTAATCTCCTTATGGTGTCCTTAGTGTAGATATTTTCAAGTTCAGTGTCTCCGTCCTTTACTCCAAGTATATCGTAACGCATGTAAATGTCTTCGATGCTCTGCCCTACGAGTGGGAATGCCTGATTCTCTACATGAGTTGTATCAATGCCATCGTCGCCATATGTATACTGAATAATCTTTCCCTTGTTATTACGAACTGTCATATCATACTCTACCTTCAAATCCTCGAGTCCCTTGATCAATCTCCTTTGAATGTATCCAGTGGTAGACGTTTTAACAGCCGTATCAATAAGACCCACACGACCACCTTGGGCATGCATAAAGAGCTCGGTGGCACTGAGTCCAGAAATATACGAGTTCTCTACGAAACCACGAGCCATAGGACTGTCATCATATTTGTTGAAATGAGGCAATGTTCTATTGTCAAAACCATACGGGATGCGCTTTCCGTCAATATTTTGCTGACCCAGTCCAGATACCATCTGTGTGATATTAAGCATGTTACCCTTTGCTCCAGACTGAACAATCATCATAAACTTATTGTCATGACTTAAGCTGTTACGGGCAACTTTACCAGATTCATCCATCGCCTTATTCAAAATCTTATTGACCTGCGTTTCGAACTCTGCTGAGTTTGACCCAGCACTATTATTTTCAAATATTCCAAGATGAACCTTATCGATAAGTGTCTGAACCTCCATCTTCTTCTGTGTGATTAATTGAACAATGCGCTGCTGTGTGGTATTGTCTGCCAGTAAATCACAGATACCAACACTGTAAGAGCTTGTCGCCATATACTCCGTAATAACATTCTGTAGGTTATCGATAAAGTCACTACACGCACCATGTCCGAAATCATTGAATGTCCTGTGAAGAATACCCTTGGTTGTAGAACCGAGCACAGATTTCTCCATTTGACCACGAATGTATTTACCGTTCCTAATCTCAAGAACATTATTCGATGTGGCACGGTCATCATTGTCACCGAATAACTTGGTCTTGAATGTCATGGTAAGTGGTTCCATGATTTGCGATAGGATATCGAAACTATTAAGCGATGCTCCGGCATCACGAATTGCTTTTGGGTTTGTTCCAGGGTACAACATTAACAGGTTCATTGCTTCTCGTGGAGTGAGTTTAACATTTGGTCTTGTAAACCGGTACGAACCCAACATAGAATCCTGATAGATACCAATAATGGGCGAATTAGACGCAGGACTGATGATCTGATACGGAATAGCAGCCAGATGCCTGAGCTCCGTCTCTGCTGATATGTTTTGAGGACAATGCATGTTCAT